CCCATCGGGACATCCTTTGACAGTTATTATTAACTGCATCGTCAACTCGTTGTATATGCGTTATTGCTATCACGAGTTGAACCCCGAACATGAGGTTATGTCCTTCAAGAAATTTGTTGCTCTCATCACTTATGGTGATGACAATGCTATGGGGAGTGCAGTTGATTGGTTTAATCATACTGCTATATCCGCTGTGTTGAAAACAGTGGGTATTAACTATACCATGGCTGACAAACTTGCAGAAAGTGTCCCATTTATTCCTATAGAGGAAGTTTCTTTTTTGAAACGTTCTTTTACATGGAATGATGAACTTCAAGCCTACATGGCAACTTTGGACACGGAATCTATTTGGAAAAGTCTTATGATTTTTGTTCCAAGCAAGACCGATTGTCCACAAAAGCAGTGTTTGGACATTGTGCGTTCAGCTGTTTCAGAGTGGTTCTTTTATGGAAGAGAACGTTTTGAAAAAGAATGTGCTCTTCTGAAGGAACTTGTGCATGAAGTTGGACTTGATATTTATGTTGAGTCGAATACTTTTAGCACGTGGGAGGAATTGAGTGAGAGATTTATCTCTTGCTCGAATGACTATTTGGACACGGAACCAGTTAGTTCTTTGGAGCTGGTTGGCCCGTGTGTGTGGTCATTGAGAAATAAATCTGTGGATTAATTCCGCAGTGGGGCCTGAACTAACAGGTCCTAATAAACCAAAAGATAGTATGTATGTATAGTTACTGTATTTAGTAAAACTTTTTTATGATTTATAACTGAGTAAGCATGGATATATATATTTTCCCGCCAGGACGTTCTCCAAAGTCTCTTTTTAGAGATGGTATCGGCTGGATACCTTATTCGTAAAATATATCACCCCTTATAGACGTAAAGGGTGACGAATTAACCCGTCTACTAACACACATAAAAAAGAAGGTTTCTCTGATCCTTATGAAAATCAGACATTTGATCTATTCTCCTACTTGGTTGTTCAATCAACAGAGTTGGAGGATGGATCCTCAAGTCAACAACAGCAAGAGAATGTTATTTTTTCTGATGCTGGCTTATCAGGTCTGGATACTACTCCCATGGTGTCCTATAGACCTGATACAGATTTGGCTTCTGGCCTTGGCAGTTATTTGCAACGTCCTGTTGCTATTAGTAACTTTACCTGGGCTGAGGGGTCAACCACAGCAATCCAATTACAGTTCAAACCTTGGTCGCTCTTTTTTAATAATGCTGCTACCAAACGAAAGATTCAGAATTTTGCTCGTTTACGAGCCAAGTTACATTTGAAATTTGTGATCAATGCATCTCCATTTTATTATGGAGCTATGCGTGTTTGTTACTGTCCAATGGATGGGGGTTTGCGTGATATTGTGGAATCAACACCAGGAGATCAAATTAAATTTTCTCAGATGCCAGGGGATTTTTTATATCCCCAAGATATGACATCTTTTGAAATGGAGTTACCTTTTCTATGGCCGCATGCGTGGCTAGATTTGGGTACTAATTATGATTTCCA